GGAGTAAATGTAAATGTTGTTCCACTTAGACTTAATGCTCCACCGCCACTAGCACTTGCTGTGGTAACTGAGTAAGTCGGAGTGGTATAACTGATTACACCAGTTGAACTATTATAACTTAAACTGCCGCTTACACTGATAGCCGCTCTTGCTAGAGCATCTGTGTACTGTGTAATCGTAGAAGCAATAACACCTGTTGAACTGCTATAACTGATACCAGTACCAGCACTTATGCTTGCTCTTGCTAGGGCATCTGTGTATTGAGTAATAGTCGAACTGATTACACCAGTTGAACTATTGTAACTAATACCTGTACCGGCACTATGAGCGGCACGAGCCAAAGCATCTGTGTATTGTGTAATACTATTGTTGATAGTTATTGCAGTGCTACCATTGTAAGTAGTGCCTGTACTAAATGTAATACCTGTTCCGGCTGTTAGATTAGCTAGGTTATTGCCTAACTGGATACCACTGATAGTAGGTGTAGCCAAGTTGGCATTAGTAATACCAGCTGTACCACTTAGATTAGTGTTGGTTAATCCACTTATACTACCGCCTAGTGTCAAATTGCCAGTTGTTGTAACTGAACCTGTTAGTGTTAATCCGCTGACTGTACCAGTACCACTTACACTAGTAACGGTTCCGTTGGTCAATGTAGGCTTGTTCTTGATATAGTCCAAACTGGCATTGTTTGCTTGGTTCCAATCGCTTTGTATCTGTGCGGCTGGAATAGAGGGCTTGTTGGTCAAGTCAGTATAGCTACCGCTGAATAGTGTAGGTTTGCCAGATAAGTCTGCGTATGCTCCGCTGAATAGTGTAGGCTTATTCAATATCTGTGCCACACCGGTTGTGGCATTCCAATCACTATTAACCTGTGCCGCAGGTATGGTTGGCTTGCCGGTTAAGTCTGCGTATACTCCACTGAACAGAGCAGGCTTACCAGATAAGTCAGCATAAGCACCTGAGAATAGTGTAGGCTTTCCAGTTAGGTCCGAGTAGGCTCCACTGAACAGAGTGGGCTTGTTGGTTAAATCTGTATAGTTGCCACTGAACAATGTGGGCTTGTTAAGTATCTGACTGAGTCCACTTGAACTAGTCCAATCAGCATTTACAGGCTGTGTTGGCGCCACTGCTGATGTAAATGTAAACACTCCACTGGTATAGGTCAGTGTGCTGGTAGTACCACTTGGGGTATTGCTTGTTAAAGTAATAGCCGCGCGGGCAAGCGTATCTGTATACTGTGTAGGTATTGAAGGCTTGTTCAATATCTGTGCTAGGCCACTTGTGGCATTCCAATCGCTGTTTACTTGTGCGGCTGGTATCGATGGTCTGTTACTCAAATCAGTATAGCTACCTGTAGTGGCCACTGTGGCCAGTGTAGGTTTGTTCTGTATGTAAGCTGGTAGACTGCTGTTGGTTTCAGTCCAATTGGTTTGTACCTGTGCTGTTGGTGCTGGTATTCGCAACCAAGTGCTACCATTGTAGATAACTTGATCGCCTGGTGCATAAGCAACTGAGTCTGTGCCGTTGATGTTTTGTGTGCCTGCCACACTGACAATATACTGCCATCCTGTACTGACACCTGTAGGCAATGAAGTGCTTAGTGCGGGTGTATTGGCACTAGCATCCCAATTGCCTTTGAATAATACTTGTCCAGTAGGAACTGTTTCACTACTCCAAAAGAAGTTAGTTCCATCAGTTCTTAATATCTTGTTGGCATTGCCCGAGACACTGGGCCAGTAAGTTAATAGAGATCCGTCTTTAAATGTAACACCAGCATTGATATCAGTTGCTTCACTTAGGTCAATACCTTGACTATCAATATGCAGGCTACGTTGTGGAACCGCACTGCCTACAGGAGTTGTCCATACTTCTACTCTTGTGCCGCGTGTGGTATTGCTTTGAGTTTCAGTGGCCACCATATCAACTCGCACATTACTGATTGAGTTTAGGCCAATAGTTGTGCCATAGGCATTGCCACCAAAGCGAGCAATCAGGTCTCCACTTTGGATTGGTAATGGACTGGTAGCTGTGCCACGGGCCGCACGACCAACAAACGCTGGATAGGCATTGGCTAGGCCATAAGTGCCAACACCGTCTAAGTAGATACGACTAGGCTGATCCTGTGTACCAGTGGCCTGTAGCATCACACCAAGATTAGTTGTGGGCAGTTGGTCGCCTGACAAGTTTCCCACTAGGCTAAGAGCGGATGTAGATGTTAATGCTGGTTGTAGACTCTTTAGGATCAGCTTACCAGTGTTGTCTAACTCAAAGATTTCAAATGTATCGGTATTGTCGCGAACTTTTAATCCACCGCGGCTGAGTGTGATAAATCCTGCTGTGTTACTTAGGTACACAGCGTCAACGTTAATGTCTTGGTCAGCAATAACAATAGAGCCTTTTGATACAAACACATCTTTCCAAGGCAAAGCCACACTACCTAAGTTGTAGGTAGCGGCACCTGGTAGTATATCGCCACCTGATGTGGTTGTACCCGTGTTATCTATAACAGTTGCGTGTGATGTGTTAGGGCTGGTAATGCGGTCAGTGGGCGGGAATACTATATTGCCAATGGCTGTGGTCACATAGGTAGTCGTGGCATAGCCGGTGAAGTCTACACTGATCTTGCCATTGCCATCTATAAGGATATTATTGCCAATCTCAACACCACCCAGTGTGTTGACTGTGGCTTTAGGCAATGTGTAAGTTGAGTTAGGTATAGCTGTGGCCGCTACCCAGTTGTTGTCATAGTAGACAAACAAATCGCCACTTGTACTGTCCCACCATAGCCAACCTGCTTGTGGATTAGGCGGAGGAGTTGCGCCTTCGTATACTGTAGATCCCATACTGGATCCACTGACAATCTTACCACCTGGAGTTCCGTCACTAATACGGATAGTGTTAGTAATACTGTCATACCAAAGGCGATTTAGTTCGCCAATGCGTGTCTCACCGTTATTGTATTTTTGATACCCAGTAAAGAACTTTTGAATAAAGTCGGCCACGGACTACTCCTTAGCCATCAAACGGTTCGTCTTCGTCTGCGGCTACTGCTGTAAATTGATTAGGAATGCCAGCCATTTTCTTCATTAGCTCTAGTTTTTGTTGCAACGGAGGAACCATTACAGGTTTTTCTTTTAGTTCAGGATCAGCCTCTAACTCGTGATGATGAACATGCTTGACAGCATCAATAGCTATTTGATCCGGACGTGCTGGTTCTGCAGGTTTTGATACTTCTGTATCGTTAGTAATGTTATTAACATTAACTACCACTGGTGCTTGCAATGGCTTGTCATCTTCCATTGCCGACATCATGTTAGCTATTCCTCTTAAAAATTCTGCGGCTCTCATATTTTATTCTATTCCTATATTTATTATGCTGTTCCGTTGCGTTTACCTAAAAACATTTGACTTATACGTGATGAATACCAAGTGTTAGTATATGTATTATCGCCAAAGTAATTAGTCAGAGCGTCACGCAGATCTTGTGTACAACTAGTGGCATCGTATGTGCCAATAGCCACAATATCATTTTGTGCCACTGCTTTTAAATCGTTTTTCATTGTAGTACATAATGACGAGTTACCGTAGGTATCATATACTTTTGGATATCCAGATCTCATAGCGCCGGTAGACGGATTTAACACTATTATAGTGTGTCCACGAGTCATTTGGAACGGTGCTAGTCTAGTATCGACTCCGTCCGGAGCAAGTCCACGCTGGTCACCTGCTACCAGTGTTCCGTTAACTTTGATATAACTACCATAGGTTGGATTACCGTTAAAGTTGGTACAGATAAATGTCAGTTGCTGTCCACTAATAGTCTGGTCAAAACTAAGATAAGTTCCGCCGTTGAGCTGTTGTTCAAAGAATCCATATTGATCTACTACAGGTATTGAAGTATCAGCAACTGATACTATACCGCTAGTAGCTACTATAGGACCACTTGCAGATCCTGTACGGACATCTACTATAATTGTTTCTGTACCTTCAGTGAGATAATCGTTTTTTAATGTTTTAGTAAATGTTGCTGATCCACTATTAACAGTAAATGATCCGCTATTAGAATCACCTACAAAGTCTACTCCGATTGTAGTTCCGCTGTCAGTCCAATATAGAGTTGTGCCATCTGCTACGCCAACTGTAGTAATTGTATAGGTAATTGTATCGCCTTCATTAACTGCTGAAGAACTTGGGGATATGCTGTAACTGATAGAAATCCAAGGACGACCTAGAACTAATCCGTCTGTATTTGGATTATTTGTAATGCCGTTGCCGTTATATTGTGTAGGCAACTGTGTAATATCGTAATATGCTCTTGAACGTGCATACTTTTTAGTAGAATCTGCACTACCCGATATAGTACCATCAGCGGCAACTACCTTACCTTGGCGTTTTGCCGCGGCAATATCAAGTTTAGCTTTTTGCCTTGCTTGTTTAGTTGATAACGTTGATATTCCGTTTTTTGCCATGAATCTAGTCCTCTACGTGTATTTAGCGTTAAACGTCAGTGATAAATAAAAGTGCCAATCGCGATACTGGACATATCCACTGGCTCTAACAGTTTATAGGAACTATCAGCATGAATATTTACCTACCCTTCACTTATGTGCTTACATTTAAGCCTACAGGACAACGATATTACGGTGTTAGATATGCTAAAAATGCCCATCCTACACAGTTATGGACAACTTATTTTACATCGTCTAAAGTAATAAAATCATTATTAAAAGAGCACGGCACAGATGCGTTTGAAGCAAGTATAAGACGTACCTTTTCAACTAGGGATTCTGCTATCCTATGGGAAAGCAAAGTACTACGCAGATTAGATGCTTCGCATAGCATTCAGTGGTTTAATCAAGTTAATGGAGATGCTAACTTTGCGTCTATTTCTGAGTGGAGCGCAGAAGCAAAGGCTAAGTATTCAGAAAGACGTAAAGGTATACAGTTTTCTGAAGAGCATATTGCTAATCTCTCAAAAGCAAAGAGAGGTACCAAGCAATCAGACGAAACTAAACGTAAAAGATCTGAAGCACTAAAGGGCAGGACAAGGCCTCCTAGATCACAAGAGTGGAAAGACAAAATTAAAGCAAGTCTAAAATTAAAACGAGAACAAAATGATCAATAAGGAACCTTTTGAAAAACTAATAGCTGAACTAAAAGAAAACGGCAAATATCGTGTGTTTAACGATATTGTGCGTGAAACGGGCAAGTTCCCGCAGGCCATTTGGTACGGGCCTTACAATATTAAAAGTATTGTTAATTGGTGCAGTAATGATTATTTGGGCATGGGCCAAAACAAAGTAGTGCTAGAAGCTATGCACACAGCACTAGACCACACAGGATCGGGTTCAGGCGGCACACGCAATATTGGCGGTACTAGTCATTATCACGTGGCTTTAGAGCACGAGATTGCTACATTACATAAGAAGGAAAAAGCTGTGCTATTTTCAAGTGCCTATGTAGCCAACGAATGGACACTAATTGCTCTAGCTAAGATTATTCCAAATATTGAATTTATCAGCGATGCTAATAATCATAATAGCATTGTTGTAGGTATCAACCACAGTAAAGCTAGTAAAGTAATCTTCAAGCACAATGACTTAGAAGATCTAGAACAAAAATTAAAAGTTAGTTTTGCACAGGGTAAGACTCCTTGTGTTGTATTTGAATCAATTTACAGTATGGACGGAGATTGTGGACATATCAAAGAAATATGCAAACTAGCAGACAAATATAAAGCTATTACCTATATCGATGAAGTACACGCTGTAGGGTTGTACGGTAAAACTGGCGGCGGCAAAGTAGAAGAACTTGGGCTTGAAGACAAGATAGATATAATCAATGGAACCTTGGGAAAGGCCTTTGGAGTACAAGGAGGCTACATTGCTTGCGATAAGATTGTAGCAGATGCCATTCGAAGTGTCGCGGCTGGTTTTATCTTTACAACAAGTATGAGTCCAGTAACTTGTAGTGGTGCATTGGCCGCTATCAAATGGCTTAAGGATCATCCTGAAGTACGCGAGAAACATCAAGAACGTGCTCGTAAACTAAAGCATAGACTTAAAGCCGCAGGTATTCCTGTGATGGAATGTAGCACTAGTCATATTGTTCCTGTGCTAGTAGGCGATGCCAAACGTGCCAAAGCTATGAGCGATGCATTGTTAACTGACTATAGCATTTACTGCCAGCCCATAAATTTTCCCACAGTTGATGTGGGAACGGAGCGGTTGCGTTTTGCTCCCACTCCGTTTCACGATGACGGTATGATTGAAGACTTAGTAGAAGCCTTAACCGTCTTATTTCAATCTAAATAAATACCGCCTAGACCGCAACCTAATCTTACAAGCCCTTCATACAGGGCTGTAAGGATTACGGAACCTATCTGTCCCATCGTCTTCAGGATAGACTGGGTAGTCATTTGGATTAGTCGTCTGATGCGTTAGCACCGCACTTAGCACGTTTAGCATTTGTAAGAGCTCCAAAGTCTACAGGCCATTCTTTGCCTGGTTGTAGTTCAACTGCACCTTGTGGGAAAGCAAACTTAACAGCACCTGCTTGTTCAATTTGTGCAATTGGCAAACGGAATTTGGTCAAGTCATTACCCAAGTTTGGATATGGTGCAACGTGTGGGAATGCCCAACCTGCGATTTCTTTAGTTTGGTTGTTGATAACAATCTTGTAGAAGCCATGTGGTACAACTACACCTTTACCAATTGTCTTGTCACCAGCGCCATATACCCCGCCCACATATACTGTGTAGCTCTGATTGCGTTGTACTGCCCATCCGCGGACAGAAGTTTCCAGTAATTTCCAAATTCCACGATTTAATGACCCAGCCTGTGGACTCATGTTTGTCATTAGGAATGACTCGTATTCCACCTGCGGGTCCCAAGACAAATCCCCGTCTGGTGCCATGTGTCCTTTATCGTAACCTGTACCAGCATAGTCGCCTGGAACTGCACCGTTAGGTACGAATTGATTAGCCGCAAATGCGTTAGTACGAGCAACACAACCTAATGCGTTTTGTGGCAATAGTTCGTAGGTTACATACTTTGGTAGTTTAGCGGCCGCATCGTAGCCTACTAGATACGCTTGTTGGCAAAGTGGTTGTACACCTGCTGTTTGCGGAAATCCGTATGGTGCATGTGCTTGACATTGTGCTGGCGGAAATGGTTGTCGTTGTGTCCATGCGAAACTGCTGACACTAACTAAGGCTAGAACCAAGCCTAAAAGATATTTCTTCATCGAGTAGTACTCCTAATTAAGTACTACTATTTATTCGCTATTTGAACCAGCCTATCTTTTCGCCGGCCGCTTTGCGACGCTCGTATTCTGCAGGGGTACTAGGGTATCTCCATGCCCATACAGCTACTAGGAACATACAGGCCGCTGTCCAAGCAATAGCCTTTAGATTATGAGTAGTGAACCACATAATCACAAGACTACTGTCCATCATTAGGACCATGAATATTTTGCCGTTGAAGGGAAATACACGTTTTTCGTTCCAATTGGTTAGGAACGGGCCAAACAACTTGTGATTGTATAACCAGGCATGCATCTTTGGATTGACTTTAGCAAAACAATAGGCCGCAAACACTACAAATATACTAAAGGGTATACCCGGAGTGATTACGCCTATATATGCCATACCAAGACTTAGGAACCCTAACAGGTTCCAAAAGACTCGTTTTAGTGGATGAATTGTAACCATTCTTTAAACCTTACGTTGTCGAAGCCTAGCTTCTTACGCTTATTTACAAGTTCGTAGAACTCTGGCTTGTAAGGTTTGATTCGTGGTTTCCAACCTTTGGTACTGTCACTCTTGTTGGCGTTACAAGGACCGCAGGCAGTTGTACAGTTTTCCCATACACTCTTACCTCCCTTTGAAACAGGAACAACGTGGTCAAGGGTGGCTTCCTTACGTTCCAAGCTAGTGCCACAGTATTGGCATTCACAGTTGTCACGTAGGTACACGTTAGATCTGCTAAAACGAATAGCAACTTTTGGTTTCATGTATTCGCGTAGCATCATAACACTAGGTACAGGTGTAGACCAACTGGCTGAATGTACAATCCAATTGTCGTGCCACATTAGTACATCGGCCTTGTCTAAAACCATGTACTTGATAGCGTCTTCCCAAATTATCGTGCTTAATGGCATGTATGAAACTGGCATGCCGTCAGCGTTAAGTAGCAGAGTGTCTGCCATTTTGATTACCTCTTTGATTGTGTTACAGACCCAACCTATGAAGTATATATTATACGCTCATATTGTATTTAAGTCAATATGCGCCTAGCAAACTCCAAACCCGATTTATCCAATGCTTGTATCCATTGGTCTTTTTGATCATGCTCAAAAACAACTTCTGGATCACTATGTGCAAGGCACCAGCTGTTAACATGTTCGTATGGAGGGATACCGTTTATTTCGCTTACTAATTGGTTTGGACCCCAACCGCTGAGTCCCAAAAATAAACGCCATTTTCTTGGACGATCACCTAGTGCTAATCTAGGCAATATTTCTTCTGCACTACTTAGACTAAAGTAGTCGTTGATTTGCATTGTGTTATTACTTGTCCAATCGTTAGTGTGTAAGAAACTTAGACTCTTAACATTGATTGGCCCGCCCAAATACAAATAACCTGGCACATCCATATGTATGCCTAGCTGTTGTGCGAACTCATTAACAGTCATTTGGCTACGTTTGTTTAATACTAAACCCATACTACCGCTAGCATGGTGCTCGGTGACAAGTATTACAGTTTTGTACCAGAAGTTGCCTTTGACTGAAGGCGGAGCGATTAATAAATTACCTGTTATGTCCATGCAGGTATTTACACCTTACTTAGAGTATAGGTGTGCTTCTTGAGCTCGCTTAGTTGCTTGACTTTCTCTATCGCGTGGACGTTCAAAATTATAACAGAACCAGTGTGTGGCTTCAGCTGGGTTTCTAAATTTCATTGCGGCAAATTTAGGTCCTTGGCCAATACCGGATGACAGTGCAAAATCTATTTGTGCTTGCCAGTTAGATTGCCACTTGCCTGGGCCACCACATGCTTGTACCATGCTACTAAAAAAGCCTGTGCCATTAAAGTTAGCATCGTGGAACATAAACAATCCACCGCTTGGGCCTTGACTAGCGTCACTGTGTACCCAACGTCCTGGTATGAATCCACTTTCCCACTTGCAATTTACAACCATAGCAACTGCATGATTAAAAGATAATTTTCTAGCAATATAATCTCTCATGTCATGCCAATTGATTTTAGTCATTACTGATGGACCAAATCGTTTCATTTGATCTTCTGTGGCACCTTTAGGAACACCGTTACCAGGGTTAGCTGGATTAGAACTAACTGTGTCTGATGTAGTACCTGGCTTTTTATTGTCTTCTTTACCCCAGTCGTAGATAATACCAGGATCAATTCCCATTGATCGCAAATAAGAACCTTTGATATAATTGCCGTCTTTATCCCACTGGGGTCCAGTAGGTTTCTCTTCCGTTGGGGCTGGAGTTGGAGCGGCTTCTGATAAAATATCTATTACTTTCATTTCTGACCTTTGCGTGTACCGTAATCCGGAAGTGGTCCACCGTGTGCTTTACCTTTGATTTTCTTGCCACCAACAGTAACACGAACTTTACTAGAACCGTGTCCAATCAAATGGCTCTTCTTGCCGTCGCGAGCACGTAGTCCTTGACTCTTGCAACTAGCTAATGCACTAGCACCCAAGTCTTTATCTGACGTAGAACTTAAACATAGTTTCTTACTAGTAGGACCATGTTCTTCTAATTCAGTATATTGCGGAACTGGTTCATGCCCACGTGCTGGTCTGCTACCTGGACGTTGGGCTCTTCTTTGGGCTGTACCAAAGGCTTCTTCGTTAATAAATTCGTTTGCTCGCATAGTCTAGTATTTATTGATTTAAGTACTCGAACACATTTAACCACTTGCGTTTGCCCACAGTTTCCTTTAAATGTGTTAAATCTGCTTTAGTTTTAACACGCATACGAGCATGTTCTTCCGTAGGCATTGGAATGAGTTCTATGGGCACATTTTCCTGTTCTGCTATTTCTTCTGCTATGTCTAAGAAGCTGTGTGCTAGCCCTGCACCACAGTTCCATATGCCCGATCCTTTAACTTCTTTGATAAAATCGATATGTAAGCGGCAAACATCTCCGACCCATGTCCAATCTCTATGGATATGTTCGGCATTTTCCCATACAGTTACTTTACCTTCTTTACGTGCTTGATCGCGCCATTTGACAATAGCATTACTTCGTTTGCCACGTAAATGCATCCATTTGCCGTAGACATTAAAGTAACGGAAACCTTGAACCATAATCTTTACATCTTGTTGAAATACCCATCGATCAAACAGATACTTGCTCCATGCATAAGGAGTTTGTGGATGGCAAGGTGCAAACTCGCTAAAGTCTTTAGTGTTTCCATATACACTACTTGAACTGGCATACTGTAGATTAACACCGTGATAGTTACACTCATTGAATAGCCATTGACTAAACTCTAAGTTTTGTTTGAGTATTTGTTCTACATCGGTGCAGGTCATGTCGGCAATAGCACCTAAGTGTATTACCCAATCGTAGTTGCTGACATCCGGGCGTTCTGTTGGATGCCATTCATAGCCGTCAATTTGCCAACCTTCTTCTTGATTAAGCCAGGCTAACATATTCTTACCTATGAAACCTTCATGCCCTGTAACTAATATTTTCATATGGTATTTAATGCATTATACAACGGTCGTAAAAAAAGGCTACCTGAGTAGCCTTTTCTATATCAGTCTCTAATTAAAGAGTGATACCCATGCTTTTTGCTTTATAGCCAAGTGCAATAATTTCGCGTGATGCGTTACCCATTTCATACTCAGTAACTGTAACACCGTTACCAGCAACACGGCTCTTGCTATAAACTGCATAGCCTGACTGGCGAATGCGTGAAGCTTCAGCGGCAATGTTCTTGATACCGAAACGCTTTTCAGCTTGAGCGGCAGTAACTTTGTCACCGTTGTAAAGTGCGTTGAATAACTTGTATGTTTTAGTTTCTTTGTTGATAAATTTCATTTTGTTTCCTTTATAAAAGACACTGTCTTTAACAGCTATGACTATTATAACAAAGGTATACTACAATCTCAAGTTGTTTGGTGTTCTTTGTCCAAGCAAGGATGCCAAAACTTCTTGCCCGGATGACGAGCACCTGCCAAAATAGCGGCTTGGTAAACACTATTTGCCTGTGCTAGGAATTCTCCAGTGATTTGGTTATAGGCAAACACTTGTTCTCCTACTTGTTCCAATTTCAAAGGAATAGCATCTTCAGGCATGCCGTTGTCTTCTACTTCGGCATTGATTTCTTTAATCTTATTAAGTATGCCAATCATTCTATCAGGATCTTTGCTAAGATTTTGTGAAAAAGTCCACAATGCCCAATGCTTGCCTAGTGTAAATGCCGCGATGGCTACAAATACGTAAGGAATGTACTCATATATGAATTCCATATACTTCTCCGGTTCGTTTATTTAATAAAATTAATCTTTTAGTGACTCAAACATAGCAATTTTGGCAATTCTGGCACCGAAATCTTCCTCTTTGCTAATAATGTAGATATCGTGATTACTGCGATCCTTTTGACGATCATAACGGCTAAACTCTACAACCTTGCCCCCAATAGCATTATAAATCTTAAAGTGTAGTGTAGGTTCACTGTTAACATCATTTGATACTGATAATCTAGAAGGTTTTACTGTAGCATATCGATCTTCTGCAATACAGATATCTTCTGCGCTGTTCAACCAATCGCGTAGTTTATGTTTCAACCAATTCATTTTGTACTCCGTGGACTTGTGCAACTGTCATTCCAAATTTCCTGTGCTTGCTTCTGATACTCTTCAAGTTCAGCATCTTTGCGCAATTCTTCTTCCATCCAAAGCATTTTGGCATGTGCATAGGCATCCTCTGAAAGGCCATGCCAGCCACAACACTTACCTGTTGGGCTACGGCCACATCCGCACTTGCCAAACTCTTCTGGGTTTTCTTTAACTCTTATCTGCATATTGTATCCTTTTGATATGTTCGTTTGCTTCGCTAAAATCTCCGTCTTCTAACCAATGTTCAACTAGTTGTTCTAGTTGTTCTTGTAGCCCACGGAGGCATGGCCTTTGCCAATTCGTTGCGTATGGTTGTGTCCATTTAATAGTGTATAAGTGTCGTTCGTTCATTGTGGTCTCAATCCATACATAATAAGAATGCTTTTACTGATTGTTTCTTGTTGCTCGTTAACATAGTCGCATATATCCCTGACGATTAGTTCAGCAAATTTCTCATCACGAATTTTATTATATCTAACAATTTCTCGTAAGTCAGGCTCTATCTCTCTTGCTATAGAATCTGCCTTACGGGCTAGTATATAGATTCGTTCGTTCATTCTTCAACTCCAAAATG